GCTTACTGAAGTACAGCGGCTGCACATCGCTCTCAGCGAAATCCACCAGGATCACAAGCATCGGTTTCCCTGTCCGGGTTTCCTGTTCCCGGACCTGTTTGATAATCATGTGATGTCCGCCCAGGGCCGGAGGGACAAAATCACCAGTCTGAATGTTTTCGTAGTTTGTCGGCTTAATCATGATACATTTCCTCCAATTCCATTTTTTGATTTTCCAGCCAATCGGCTGCATCTAACACTTTCACGCAGCGGTCGCATCCGTAGACATCGCCGCTGTCCCGGTCTGCAAAGATCGTATGGCAGACCTTTCCGCACACCGGGCATTCCGGATACTCCGCGCTGGGCATTCCGTACATTTCCGCCTCCCGGATGTAGTCCGCATCAGGTATCTGGCTCATACGTTTCACCGTCCCATTCATAACTGCCGCACCAGTCAGTTGGTTCTCTGGCATGCTCTGGTCTCTTGTAGCATTCATCTGCGTTGTTCCAGTCAATCATGCAGTAAATCCCGTTGAATTCCCTGCATGTCCCGCAGCATTCCTGGACTTCCGGCGGGTCTGTGAATGGTAAAGCCTCTTCGTAATTCATCATCCTGCCTCCCCTGTGCCGTAGTATTCACGGATTGCCTTCTCTACCAACGCCAGATCGTTCGGGATCAGATCATCCTTAAACATGTCGATAGGTGTTTTCACAGGATCATTCCCAGCGCTGTGGGTCCTGAACCACCAGCCGTCCTGATTGCGCTCCGTCATCAGCACAATGTCGAAGCATCCTTCAACCGTCAGCTTTTCATCCAGCATCTTCCCGATTGTCTTTGCCTTCACCCTGCCGAATTCGTCCACCTGTGTGTGATGCAGGAAGTAGACTGTCACCGTTTCCGGAAGGCCGATGTTCACCCAGTGGATCAGGTTCCGGAAGTTCAGGGCGATGCTGGTAAACTTGTCATAGCCCTTCTCAGCGGCCTTATCGAAGAATTCATTCACAATCAGGAACTGAGAGTCATCAATCACAATGGTCCGGATATCCTGGCGCTTCCCTTCATTGATCGTCTTGAATAGTTCCATGATGCTGGTATACGTTGCCGGTTTCATTGTCATAGGGAACACGGCCTTAAATGGAAGCCGCTGCTTTTCCACCTGGCAGATAACCGTTGTCTTTGGGTCCAGGTTCCGGACTGCGGTTGTCTTTCCGCTTCCGCTCTGGCCCAGAATCATCAGTGGGATACCCATTATTGCTTTCCTCCTTTATCGAATGTCTGAAAGAACATTTCTGTCCTGGTTATGGTGTTGCGTACATCTGCCTGAAGCTCTGTCAGTTCAGACTTTGCATGCTCAAGATCCTCAATAACGTTCTGAAGCTCATCAAGAATCATGTCGATATCCATATCTATTGCTTTTCCTCCTTTTAATGTGTAAAATAAAGGCGTGTTATAAGTAATGCGTCTCAGCTCATTACTTTCACCCCTTACGCTGGTCCCTGCCGTCACAGGAATCAGCGTTTTTCTTTGTACTGGTAGCTGCCTTCCGGCTGCTTTCTGATCAGTTTCAGAGCTTCCAGAAATGATGGATGGGGCTGTTCAACATCAAGCCGATAAGAAATAACATGCCCGTCATCCATCGGAATCCTGATCGTTTCCGGATACTTGCTGATACTTTCCTTCTCCCAGATCGCTCTCACAGGAACCAGGGGCATACTTCTTTTTCGCTTCATGTCTTCCACGCTTGGGTGCCTCCTTTACGTCAATTCTTTCAGCAAACGCCAGTATCTGTCTGATCACGTTGTCCGGGTTCAGCCCGTCAAACGATATCTTGATCACTGTCTCACCTCCTCCCTCAAAGCATCCCTGCGGCGAAGGCGAACAGGAGAATCGTTGCAACCGGCATAGTTACAACAAGCAACCGATACAATTTCAGTTCTGCCGCCTGTTCCGCGCTCATCCTGGCAATCACACGCCGCCCATCAGCGGCCCGGAATGTCTTACTCATTGCCTCCACCTATCAACCGGATAACCGGCCCTTTCCAGATTCTCAGGTTCCGTCCGCGCCAGAAGTGCGGAATATCCAGCTCCCCTTTTTTGGCGGCAAGATTATACGAATAAGGATCGCCGCCATCGACCAGGGCCATGATTTGTGGGCTGATCGTTTCGGAAGGCAGTCCCTTCAGGAAAGCGATCTTCTCCTCAGTGGTCACCGGAAATCATCCTCTCAATAATTTCAGTGGAATCATGCCGGAGCAGCATTGCAGACAGCGTGTCTTTGTAGATTTCCATGCCCTTGTTTGCGTGGTAGAGGCATGACTTCATGTCATCAGCAGCATCCTGGAATCGGCTTTCTTTCATGGCTTCTTCCATCAGTTTCACAAGCTCATCGCTATAAAGTTTCATTACTTTCAGTCCCCTTTCTGTTCTATTATTGTTTGTTATGTTCTATTTTTGGGACTTACAGGGTAAAAAAATATCGCACTTGTCTTCCGGTGAATCAATGTGAAGGATATCACATATCCGGTCAACCTGTGCGATGGTAAAGGAACCCTTCTTCATTTTGCTGGAGAAGGTCGATTCAGTCATTACAAGCTCTTTAGCCAACATTCCTTGCGTATAACCGTTCGCAATGATTCTCCCGCGCAATGCGTTTTGATTCATCATAAACCTATTCCTCCTTTCATCCCGTTTCTGGGATAATTCTATCATAAATGGAATTTACTGTCAACATTTTTAGATAGCGTAACTCAAATTTATTATTTATTGTTGCAAAATTGAGATATCACAATTATAATGCCTTTGAGGTGACAACTATGAATATGAGGGATATTACTTCTAAACTTACTGACGCTTTCAACAATTCCAGGATGACCTTTGAAGAACTTTCAGATAAAACGGGCATCCCGAAATCAGCACTTCACAGATATATGACAGGGGAAACCCCAAAGATTCCTCTTGATAGATTTGAGATTATCTGCAAAGCGTTGGATCTTGATGCTGCTGCAACATTGGGATGGACATATTCATGGGATCATACTATTCATGAATGGCCGAAGGTCGAGCTTCCTCCGGAGATTACTATTGATAATGAAGAAGAGGAAGAAGAAACAAAAGAATCTAAACCCATATCAAAAGAGCGTCCACCTGTATCAGATTCTGATAAGGCAAAAATCTATCAGGCTCTTGGCATACTTGCTAAAACAAATAAAGATGCTGCTGTTTCACTTTTTGAGGCTTTAATTAACCAAGGAGTGCTATAAGGAGCCTATAACATGAAGAAGGTATATATCGTTGTACTAATTAATAATTAAGTATACGAGGAAGGCAAATGATTTGTACCAAGTGCAAACGTGATATCCCTGACGATGCTGCCTTGTGCTGTTATTGCGGGAAGAAGTATGTCCGGGAGAAGAGGATCGGAACCAGGGCGAACAATACCGGCTCCGTCTACTATGATTTTCGTTCTAAGCGCTGGGTCGCCCAGGTTGTCACAGGCCGGTACTATACCAAAGACAAGAAAATCCGTTTTGAATACAAGCGGAAGTATTGCATGTCAAAAACAGAAGCGCTGATGATCGTACCATCCCTGGGCGACATGCAGAAGGAAAGGCCAGCATTCACAGTTTCATACTACTACAATGCGTTCTGCAATGGCAAATGCGGCACACTATCAAAGGACAAGCAGACCGCGTACAAGATCGCATATGCCCGCTTAAAGCCGCTTCACAACACTCCGATGAAGGATTTGACCATCAGCGACCTACAAACGATTTTACGGGGCGTAGAGACCTATTATCCGGCAAGAGATATTCGTACCCTTCTGAACGCTATGTATCGTCTGGCTGCTGCTGATGATCGGTCCATCAATCCGGTCCTGCCTTCCCTGCTCGTCCTACCGAAGATGCAGGAAACCCAGATCGAACCCTTCACAGAGGATGAACAGCTTCAGCTTTGGCTGGCATACGAATCCGGAAAGCAGAACACAGCCATTCCCCTGGTCATGATCTATACCGGCCTGATGACAGGCGAAATGCGAAGACTAACAAAGAACATGATCGATCTTGAATCCAAGGAAATTATCGGTGTCGGCCTGAAGACCGATGAACGCAAAAAGAAGTCCGTCCTGCTTCCTGACGATATCATCCCTGTCCTGGAGGATGTCATCGCAGCAGCAAAGACGGACCGTCTCTATCCGATGTCTGAGGAAAACTTCTACAAGCTCTACTATTCCGCTCTGGAGGATGCTGGAATTTCCCGGCATCTCACCCCGTATTCCTGCCGTCACACAACAGCAACCGTCCTGGCTGTACATTCCAATATCGCGCCTCAAACCCTTCAGAGAGTCATGCGCTGGAAGTCCACCAGAATGATGGATCGCTATGTCACACCGTCCGATTCTGATGCCCGAAAAGCAGTCAACAAAATATAGCTGTTACACGCTTGTTACTCGTTAAAATCGGCTACAACCGTTGAAATATAACACACTTGCCACCCTGCTAAGGGAGTAGTGTCAGTGATGGCAGCCCGGGTTCAAATCCCGGCTTCTCCGCTTGAAACCCTTGAAACACAACGTTTCAGGGGTTTTTCTTTTTCTCAAAACTCTGTCCCTTAAAGTTCTATTATTGTTCGCTGTTACTCGTTATGTTACTCGTTATCTATATGTTGCACCTGCAACAAAATGCCTCTGGAGAAGTGGCTCCCCAGTTGGGGAGTGGAACCAAAAAATGGAAAAACACCCCGGGTTTCCCCGGGGCGGTCGGTCATTCATCTCCAATATTCAGCCAGTTGTTCTCGTCCTCATCTTCTTCTTCATCGCTTACAGTATTGGGAGATTCAATCCACTTTTCAAAGTCTTTCTTCTTTGTGTACTTTGTAATAGTTTTCCCAAGCGTAACAACATCGTTTATGTTTGTCAGGATATCCTCTATCTGGAACATTATGTCCTCTTCACTGTTGTTATATGCCTCAATATACAACGGCTTGAAGTATGCTGTCAGCGCTTTTCGCACATCGGTTGGGCTTGCTTTTGCTTCCTCAATCTCTTTTACATACGTTGCTATATCGTTGTCATTGTTCATAAACAGCGATTCAGCCAGTGATTTGGCCTTATCCTGAACATAATACGATTTGTTTGTTTGAGCGATCTTGTTCACAATCGCATCGGCGGCATTGCCTTTTTTATATGCTGACTCTGCCCAGCTATCAACCTTTGTCCCTATGCCAAGTTTTGATTTGGATATCTGAGTGGCATAGTCATCAGCAAGATTCCACATGGCAGCTTTAGAATCATCACTTGCATATGCATACAACGGATTTTCGATCAATGCCTGTACGGTTTCTCTCCATATCTTGCCGTGATCTTCTTTAAGCTGTTCATATTGTTTTGCTGTAAGGTTTACCGTCTTTTTATCAACTGTAAAGCTCTTGCTGGGTTCAGACGGTAAAATTGTTTTATCCTTTTTCTCTTTATAAAGCCGCTTCAATTCTTCCATTTCGTTAGAATCATCAACTTTAGAGAAATAAGCAGGACTCAGCATGTTTTCAATAACGGCAGGGATAACACGTTCCGGTTTTTCGCCAAGTGCGTTTGTATACGGAATGCCAGCCATGCCAACCCACGGGATCTTGTTCTGTATCTGCTGGATTGTTCTGTCAAGGTCAGCGTCACCTGTTGTTGCATTCTTATCGATATAGGTTGTTCGTCTGACAGGATCAACGGTTTGAGCAAGCTGGCCCATCCATGTCGGTATCATACTTGTTGCATAACTCAACGCTGTTTTTTCAACAACCTGCCAGATGGAATCCTTATCTGAATAAGCGTTCGTCTTAAACAGATCATTAACGCCTTCCATGAAGGACATATTCAGCATGGGGTCTGTGATTTCCATGATAATGTCCAGGGTATCACCTATCCCAAGGCCTTCCTTCTCAAGCTGTTCTTTCAATGCAACACCAGTAAAGAACGGGAGTGAAACAGGAGCTGCCCAGTCAAGTGACATGGATACATCTTCGCCCATCAGTTCAACAGAGAACTCAGGATCAAATTTCTGACCGACTGCATTAACAACATTATTGACAAGTTTCCCTGGCTTAATAGAGTATTCCTGTTCTCCAGCCATTTTATCAATCGTATCTTCCGGATCGTTCTTATCAAACCCTGCTCTTGCTATTCCATAAGCAGCGGCTATAACGCCAGCAGCCAGAAGACCGGAGCCTGTAAGGCCAGAAGCAAACTTATCAATAAACTGTGTCGGTGATATTGCAGAGTTGGGTGCCTTTGTATGATTCTTTTCAGCATTCAAGTATTGTTTTAAGTGAATAGCATCATACGTCATGCTTTTCCCAAGGCCGACAGGACTGTATTCAATGCCACGCTTTGCAATATTGATGGGTGTACGCTTAAACGGAAGCCGCGCATTAACAAACCATTGTAAAACGGCAAGGCCTTTACTGTTGGTCTCGCTTTTCCCTTTCACATTGATCTTGTTCATCCAATCAGCAACAGCGCTCTTGTCACGGTATGTTGCCTTTTGTGCTTCGTTAACGGCATATTCTCTTGCTTCATCAAGGACTTTATCGGTCATGTCTTCAGGTTTCAAGCCTCTCGCAGTCATATAACCTGAAAGCGCACGTTTGTAATGTCCTTTAAGGAAAAGCCAATCTTCCCATTCAAGCAGTTTCCCATTGAAATCATACCATTTCTGTAATGCTTTACCGACAGTCTTAGAAATGATATTGTCTTTCGTACCAAAGATGGGTTTTTCGCCTTTGCCTTCTTTGTATTTGGCATTTCCGCGAAGTATATCCTCAACCTTTGGTGCATCATCTTTTGCAAACGCCCGTGCTTCAGGATTAGCAAGGCCAATCGTCTTTGTCCGTTCGCTCTTATCAATTCCACCAGTCGCTTGTGCCGCCAGTTCAATCGCTGCCCCAACCTTGTTTTTAATTCCAACAACAGGAACGAACAGCAAGTTGCCAACAACGTTCCTGGCATGAGTTTTCGGAGCAGACAGCATGGACAACATACGCCATCCAAGAATCCTGTCTCCCCATGTAACGGGAAGCTGGCTATAAAGGATTCTCTTCGCTTCATTTTCAATCTCGTCAAACTCTTCCTTGGTTGTTGCGTTCGATGCTCTTTCGATAAGTTCTTTCGGAAGTTTAACCCTATAATCCTTGCCTTTTGATTCAAGCTCTTTATTGATCTTGTCTTCTTCTTTCTGCAACGATTCAGCACGAGCAGCAGGACTCAGCATACGGAATACATTACCGGCCTGGAGCATTCGGGCAACTTGCGTTCTGCCCTTATTGTATGCATCAGCAATCTTCAGTTCGGTTTCAGTATCTCCGCGACCAGCAGCCATAGCCATGGCAACTTGGAGCCTTACCTGTCCATCAACAGAGAATGTATCAAAGTCATCACTCAGGACTTCATTGACCGTTCCGTGATAGCCATTAGGATCATCCTCATTTGCATGACTCTGAACCCATGTCAATGCGCGGTTAATTTGGTCACTGTTTGAATCGACATCACGGTCACTATGCTCTTTCAGCCAGTCCTTTACCTCTTTCTCAAGGACATCGTACTTCTGTGCAGTCTGAGAACCAAACTGCCTCTGCGGATTCGCTTCGACCGTAATGCTCTGTTCATCCGTCCCGGCATCCAGTGCAGCCGTCCTGTTCGGTGTGACATCTACACTCGTGTCATCTTCAGCGCCCAAAGCAGCAGTTCTTTCAGCCCGCTGTTCTTCCCGTTGTGCGTCTGCTGAAACAGTCGCCGCTATCTTTTTACCGTCATCAGGATTGTTCGGAGGCGGAGATCCTCCCGGACTGCCTGGATTGACCGTAATGCTGTTCCCATTACCGGCTTCCAGCGCGGCCGCTTTCTGTTTCTGCTCCTCTTCCATCTCATGATTGACTTCCGTTGTCGCCTGCGCTCTGGCCTCCGTCATGATGGATTCCTGGGTTTCCTTATGCTCGGCCTGCGCTTCAGCGAGTTTCTGCTTTTCAATCTGAACCTGTTCCTCTCGCTGCTGGACAACAGTTGTCGCACCGGGGATCTTGTTTGCTTCCTGCTCGACATCCGCGACATTGTTGTTATTGTTCGCATCGTTCACAACAGTGTTCGCGGCGCGGGTCACATTCTGGACCGTAGTTTGCAGAACAGCATTCGCCTGGTTAAGCCCGTTCTCTGCCCTGTTCACATCCTCTTTTGCGGATTCTACTTTCTTTTCGGATGCTTCGATCTTCTTCCTGGAACGGGAAGCAATCTGGTTCGTCCGGTTAGCAATCCGGTTTTCCTTCACAGAACTGTCAAGTTCTTTCTTGAAAGCATCAGGATTCAGTTGCCTGTCCTGTGCTATCCCGTCACAAACCGCCTGCACATCTTCCGCTGTGACAACCTTGCCGTTCCTTGTCTTCTCAAACAGGTTTGCCAAAGCATCATGACCGGCTCCCTTTGTGATAGCCGCCTGTGCAAGATCGTTCCGCAGTGCTTCCGGATCAGTGTCTTCACCGGCCTGCTTGATAATCTGCTGCATGACCATCGCGGAAACACGGGTATCACCGTATGCCATCTCTCCGACCATGTTCTGGGCCGCTGCTTTGTCTGTATGCTCATCGCCCGTACTCAGCACAGCAGCAATACCGGTTGTCGCTGTTTCCGGTTTCGCGTTGTACGTTCCTGTCAGGATCGTCAGGTCTTTTGCGTTCCTCTGCGGAGCAAGCACCGGTTGCTTATTCTGTATCGGAAGATTGATCGTTGCGACAGGGGCTTCTGCCTGTGGCACTTCTGGCTGTGTTCCTGTAGGAGGCAGCATTACAATCGGCTGGCCTTCCGTCTGCTGGGATTCGGTTTGCGGAACTGTCGCTTCAGGAGTTTCGGTTCCTGCCATCAGCGCCGCCCTTCCGTCATCAACCGTACCCTGAGTAAATTCGCCCGGGTAAACATCTGGGTTCTCTGCTTCAGGATCAGCCGCCCTGCTGGCTTCCATACCGGCATAGGCCTTCGCTTTGCCTGAATTCCAGCCATAAGTCAGAAGCGCCCATTCACCGTCCGTCAGATTTTCCGCAGGTCCACCATTCTGTACTGCAATATTCAGGAACGGAACCTGTTCGCCAGCATCGTCAATGAATAATATATTGCCGTCATCCATGGTCATGTATGCGACAATGTTATGTGCCTTGCCTGTTGTCCGGTCATACACAATCGTACCATTCACACCATCAACAGGGTTCAGGATTGCATCGTCCGGAATTGTCTGCCTCATCGTGTCGGTAATGCCGTCTACTGTATCCTTCACGCTTCCGAATGTTGTGAGACCGTCCGTTTGTACCGCTTCTTCCGTATACGTTCCTTTTGCCTTTGCACCTACGGTTTCCGCTTTTGCCTTCAGATCATTCCATGCGGTCTCAATCTTTCGGAATGCCTTCTGCACGGGTTCGCTGTTCTTCACTGCACCGGCAGTGTATGTAACCGCAGTACGCAGTGTAGCGTTCGCAATCTCGTTCAGTGTGTCACTGAAGATCTTATCCTTCATGGCCTGATCAGCCATGTCCTTGGCTATCGAATCGGAATGCCAGATTTCATAATACTTGTCATAGTTCTTCTGCCATTCACTGTCAGCGCCAAGGATTGCCTTCTCAGCAATCGCGTTGATTGTATTTGTGGTCAGACCGCTGATACCGACAGCAGCATCCGTCTTCAGCACCTGATTGAACAGACCGCTGATATAGTCCGTTACGCCCTTCGGATTCGCCTGGAACGCACTGTGAACGCCCTGCATCACCACGGCATGGGAAAGCAGACCGGTCGCAAAGGAAACCGCCGCCATCTGTCCGGCCTTGGTTTCATCACCGGTCTCTGTCAGTACGCTCTGGAATGTAGCTTCCGCAGAATTCAGCGTGGAAGGAATCACTTCACCGGCGCTCTTCAGAATCTTGATTCCGAATCCGTCCGATGCCAGAGGCTTCAGTGAAACGCCGATACCCTCAAAGAGCTTACCCATAGCAGCAGAACCGACCTTGTAGTCCACCAGCCCTGCCGCAATGTCATAACCCTTGACGATAAGCTGTCCCAGAATCGAATCACTGTCCGCAAGCTGTCCCAGGAAATCCTTACTTCCCTGTCTCGCTGCTGCGGTGAACGCTTTCGCCTGATATGCTTCATTGATCGGTGAAACATCCTCGCCCTTGATAGCCTGCCCGATCCTGTAAACAATAGAACTGGGGGCGCTTGCCATGTTCGACACAAAGGAAAGGCCTGTCGCAATCGCCGCATTCAGCGCATTTTCTCCGGCAAACTCCCTGATTCCCGTCTGCATGTTTTCCATGCTCCGGGCTGTCAGTGTGCCATTGTTCGGATCGCACAGGAAAGACAGATACTTGCTTGCCGCTTCCTCTCCGTCCTTGCCAAGGATATAGAAGTACCGGTCCATCTCCTCCTTATTGATACTCAGCAGGGAAGATCCTCTCGGATCAAATCCGTTCATGTTCAGGAGGTCAAGTGTACCACCGTTCTGATAGTAGGAGGCAAGTGCCAGCGCACCGGGGGAAACATTCATCTGCTTGATGTTCTTGAGCGTATCATCAATCACGCTACGGAAATCATCATTCCCGTCCAGTGAAGAGTAGACCGCTTCGGACTGCCTGTCCCGCATGTTAGACAGGTTCGCCTCGATGTTTCTCCGCTGTGCATCCTCAAACGGGACACCCAAGCTGTCAAGATAACTCATCGTATCGGAAAGCGAATCAATCTCCGTCTGGAGGCTTGTAGCGCTTTCAAGAGCGGCCTTGCTGACGGTCTCCCGGTCATAGCCTTCCTTCTCCACCGCTACATCATAAAGGTTGTAGGAAGGATACTCACGCTTCACAGGAGTAATGCTGACATTGTACAGGTTCTCAATCTTATTGATCAGTCCGGGATCTGTGTTCCCATCCGAATAGACAGAGGCAGCTTCATACGCATCAGCCAGGAACCGGTTATCCATCTGCGCTGTCTGATAGTCTTCCTCGTAAGCGCCCAGATAATCGTTCTCGTCCTGGATTTCCGTCTCAAGCGCAGACTTCAGCCGTCCAAGGTCCTCTATCCTCGCAAGATCTTCCTGCGTGGTATCGGTATATCCAAGCAACTCGTTTACTTCGTTCTCCCGGTCGGGGCCATAGGTCACGCCCGTATCCAGATCCTTTGCTTCGGAAAACACATACTGTCCGTCTTCATTCTTCTCCATACGGATCAGCATGTTCCCCTGTTCTACTTCTTCTTCATCGTTGCCTTCGCCGTACTTATTCGCGTCAGACACAAGTTCCTGTACCGGAGTTTTCTTGTTCAGGTAGGCATACCAGAGTTTCGTCTGCTCAACGGCATCATCATAGACATTACCCCGTTCGTCCGTGGGCATCTCCGTGCCGGTCACAATCTGGTACAGGGCTTCCAGCGCGGTATTATACCGTACCGTCATCGGGCTGGGTTCACTATACGGGCCTTCCTCACCCGGCCCCCTGTCCAGATCAGCCCTGATCAGTGACCATTCCGGATTGCTGACATTCCCAAAGGCGACCAGGTTCATATATTCGTCCGTGGTCAGGTTTGCAATGGCAGCGTTCGCTTCCCGTTTCTTGATCAGTTCTTCATATTCGGGAGTGATTTCGTCAAGCTGTTCCTGCGCTTTATCACGGTTTGCCAAATGACCTTCGTAATCATTGATCACCTGATAATTGCCCATATAGTTCCGGGCAACATTGTCCGTACTCAGGTTCTTCAGACCATTGACGAAATCGCCTTTCAGATCTTTCAGGAATTGTACGCCCTTCTCAAACAGCGTGGTCTTGCCTGTTTGAATCGCCGTCTTTTCAGCGGTTGTACCAATATCCTCCACCGTTCCGGAAATCGCGTCCATGTCAGCGACAACCGCATCGTCAATCGCCTTTTCAGATTCTGTATACAGTTCAGGAACACTGGGTTCAGGCATCGGAGCCAGCCCGGGCTGTTCAATCTTCTTTGTATTGGCAAAGTCCAGATCCCGCTCAAAAGCGCCTTCACCGTACTTTTCGTCATAGGCTGCTTTCGCCTGTTCCTTATCCGCTTCCGTGATAATGTTCGGCAATTTCTGGAGCTTGACTTCTCCACGCTCTGTCTTGTCAATTTCGTTCGGCAGTTTCTGGATTTCATTCTCGCCGGGTTGAGCATTCGGAAGCGGTTCAATATTCTTCTTGTTCGCAAGATGAAGTGCTTCCGACCATACATCCATGGCCTTCTTTTTCGGTTCCTGTTCTTCAGCGGGAGCCGCTTCAGGCATAACCGGAGCGAACGTACTCATGCCAGGTGTCTGTGAAACAGGGGCAGCACCGGATACAACGTCAATCGTTATCGGCCTGGACTGAGCCGTCTCTGCCGGGGCTGTCTCTCCCTGAGTCGGTTCTTCCGTCTTCACTTCAGGCGTTGTCTGTACGGTCTTCCCTACACTGCCCGTCAGATCACCGATACCGGCCTTGCTATTCTTCTCCTCACAACGTTTGCGGATTTCTTGCTCCATGTCCCGCCAGCGGTAATTGATGGCATACGCGGTATTCTTCAGCGCTGTACCGTTCTCCATGGTCTTGTCCAGGTCGAACAGGTCTTTATATTCAGTATCATTCTTCAGCGCCTTCATGATCTTTTCAGGATCATTGTAATACTTCATCAGCCGGTCAATCCGCTCATTCATGGACTTGAGCTGCTCTTCCAACTTTTCGGAATATTCTATTGCCTCGGCAACATTGGCATAGTGCTTCTTTGCCGTTTCATCATTCCCGCCCAGAATTGCAGCACGGTTATCCGCAAGCCACTGCCGGTTAAACTTGTCAGTGCCGAAGTACAGCGCTGCCGCTTCCATCTCCTTGCCACAAAGGCCGACAGAGTAAGGAGCGTATGTCTCCACGTTTCCGGCATCCAGTTTCGCCCGGAGTTCATCATTCCGGACATACTGGTTCCCTTCTCCCAGGGCGCTCAGTGCCATGTCGGAATAGATGCTTCCTGTACCACCATTATTACGAGCCGCCCACAGGACACCGCGCATGGAATCATCAGAGAAATTGACAGCACGATTCAGTTCAATCGGTGAACCCAGCGCCTTACTTTCCATCATCTTTTGCAGCGTAGGATACTTGTTCCAGTCAATGCTGCCAATGATCTCGTCATCGGAATAGTTCCGGTCGCTCCTGTTCGCCTTGTTCGTCAACTCGTACTGAAGCGCACTCCATTCGTTTTCGGCCTTTTTCGTCTGGTCTTCGCTCTTCTTGTACTGGTAGATATTGTAGGAGATGATCTCGTCAATACCGGATTTCTTAGTCGGTGCAAGCGGTGAATTCGTTGTGGAACTGTACCGGAGATTGTTCTGCCAGCCGTTGTTCTGTTCAAACCATTCGTCTGTCAGTGAATTTACATCAACCCCGTAGGTTTTCAGGTTGTTGACAGCCTGATTGGTTGCCGCCACATACGGATCATACCACTGGGAAGTCTTGTCCTGCTGTGCCTGGGCAAACCCAATGGCAATCTGCTGTGCCGCCTGCGGATTCGTCTGTCCGATTGTCCGGATACGTCCGTAAATCTCGCTGGTAGTAGGCGTATCCCCTTTGTACCATTTCCCCGGCTGTGTCGGCTGGGATACAAGCTGCTGATATGCGGACTGCGTTGTGCTTTGCTGTGCAGGCTGCTGGATATTCTGATAGGACGAACCGCCGGAAGTATTGGGAACCTTGGAAGCGGCTGAAAGACCATATGCCTTTGGGATCGTCCCGCCCGGTGTTTTTGTATTAGTAATAGGCATAGCTGTTCCCCCTGTATAGATGCTTATTCAATCGCCGCAGCGCCAAAGATACCGTTCCCTGTCGGCTTCTGTTTCTTGTCCTTGTCAGTATTACTGCTGTAATCCCCGTACAACAGACTGAGCCAATCCGGTGTAGTTGAGGTAGTGCTACCACCCGTATACGCTTTATACAGATCAGGGTACTTCGTTGCATACTCAGATTCAGAAATCCCAAGCTGATCCCATGGCGTACTGGCAGTTGTTCCCTTCCTGCCGCCACCGCTACTCCTCGTCTTCACAGCCTGGGTCTTCATCTGCTCGTAGTCCTTCCGGCTGATACCGGCCTGCTTCAACAATGCATCACTGGGTTTGTCATTGGTTTCCAGCATGGAAGACAACAGGTTAAGAGCAATCTGCTGTTCATTCGTGGACTTCGTATAATCAAAGGCCCTGTCCTGATTGCTCTGATCACGGGCCGATTCGCTCTTCTGGAAAGCCAGGTTCTCATTGTACTGCCTCGTACTCTCCGCAAACTGCCGTTCACTGAAGTCCCTCTGCCATTCCTGATTCTCCAGATCAGTCAGACGATTCTGATAGTCCGCGATCTGAGCCGCAGTGATATCATTCCCGGCCTCGATCTTCTGATTCATCAGGTTCGCCAGTGTCTGCCCGGTATAGGAAGAACGCTGCATGCCACGCTGAAGCGCCAGTCTGTCGGCGTTGGCAATCGCTTCGTCATAGCTCTGATTGCTTCTTTCTCTCTGCTTTCCGTAGGAATAATCAAGGCTCTCCCAAAGCCGATCAGCCGCGCTCTGATTCTGTATATCAGAAGCACTGGTAGATTTCACCTGCCCTGTCGAATCGGTTGCTGTCCCGTTCGCCAGGTTTCCGGCAACACTATTGAACATTCCTGCAAGCAGGCCGCTTGTGGTATTGCTACCTGATCCACTGCTGTTTGTTGTGTTCGTAGTGCTGCTCGCGTTCTTCTGCATTTCCGGGATATATGAAACACCACGAATGGCATCAGCGCTATCCGAACCGTTGCCGGTCGCTCCTTTAAGCTCATTAGCAAGCAAGTCCTTTGTGGTATTGCCGCCGGTTCCGCCGGTTGTCTTCTTCTTGTCGGAACCCGTTACCGTCATCGTTGCTTTTCCATCAGTTTTCTTCGCCATGTTCATGCCCTCCTTATTCCTCAGTCAAAACGCTGTCCTTGTAATCCATCATCAGCGCCTCGGCCTCTTCTTTCGTCAGTCCCTTTACCGTCACAGAATAGGTCTTCACCTTTGGCTGATCCTTCAGCGTGGAAACCGCCTTATCCAAGGCATCCCAGGTGAGTGGCCCCACCACTCCGTCCTGCCCCAGTCGATTGTCACGCTGAAATTCTTTTACGGCCTTTTCTGTCTGTCTCCCGAAGTCACCATCCACTCCACACGGCCCCAGGTCATATCCCAGCTTGTCGAGCATCGCCTGACATTCTTTGACTTCCGTTCCCTTCGATCCCCTGCGGATCGTAGGTCGCCAGCCGGGATTCTCCGGGAAACCGGAATCGTTGTCCGGATACGTTACTGCCTTCAGTTCTCCGTACCATTTCCATTTCCCAGCGCTCAGATTCGATGTGCAAACTCCAGCGTCAACGCCTGCCGCTTCAATCACCTTCCCGTTGCCGACATACAGACCGACATGAGGATGATTGGTTTCCAGGTCTCCCGTGAATACCGCTGTCCCGGGAGAAATCGACTTTTTCAGATCGTCAGTCAGTCTGCCTTTCTTCCCGCAATAACTGGTATAAATCGTTGTGCTGACATGGGCGATCTTTTCTCCAAACTGCCTGTACGCCCAGACGAACAAGCCGCTGCAATCAGCCACCCTGTGACCGATCCATTTGCCACCCAGCAGAGCAGACCGGTAATACTTGCTATTTTTCGCGTCTGCATCCTTCTTCCAGTCAGATCCATAGGTGGACTCCATATACTTGACCTTCTGATTCTGATCGCTCTTCGTCCACTCTGTTCCGGACTGGCCAAATATATAACCCCAGCCATCGTCCAGTGCATACTTGAATTTGTCCACCAATGCATCCGCGCTGATCATGTCCTCATCTCCTATAAAAACCGCCCGTTTCCGAACGAATCGCTTCCTATTTATAAATACCCCAAAATCAGCGATTTTAGCCGCCTCTGTTTTTGGATGACTATTTATCCGTCTGAAGGCATGGAACGCAAATTCAGGGGCATATCACAATTATGAGAGGTATATGCTTCCTTATAGAAAAAAGGAGCCTGCCAACGCAATCGTCAGCAGGCGGTTCTTCATCCAACTTTTCGCTTCAGGTCTTCGATTTCCGTTTCAATCACGGACGATCTCTCTTCCAGTTTGTATGTCCTTTCAATCACCTGGTTATGCCTGTCCACCTTCTTCTCAAGCTGCTCCAGACGGTATTCCATCAGGGCCGCTGATTTCCGGTTGCTCAGATACACACCCAGAAATGACAGAAGCGCCGTCACAACAGATGCTGCAAAAGCAATCCATTCCATGGCAATCATGCCTCCTCTGTCACTTCGGCTACATCCAGCGCCGGGGTAGCGCCGGAAGCGTCCACCGTCACCGCGTACTTGTCATCCGATCCTTCAACGCCCAGGATCAGGGTATTGCCGTCAAAGATTACCGCGTCAGCGGCATCCGCGCTGGCTTTCAGGCCGGTCAGCATGTTATGGAACATCTGCACAATCTCGTTGAACGGCTGGTCCAGCCTCTGCCAGTAATGCATGTCATGGCATCCTGTGCCGGTCGCTGCCGCCTTAAACAGACGGTACGCATTGTCATCCGTGTAGACTACCACATCACCCACGGAATAGCTTGTGCTTCCATCGTAGGCTCCCTTGTAATTCAGCATCTCTCATCACTCCTCGTCATTAACTTCATCCTGCCATGGTTCGACATAGTTCATTGCCCGGTTGCTGTCCTCAAGCCCTGCCGTGGTCGGATCAACAATCACACCGATCAAGCCAAGGAATGTCAATACCTGATTCACGATTCCCATCAATGTATTCTCTGTGAATGGAGGATACACATCAAACAGCTTCAGCATGTTAAAGACAAAGGCAATGATCAGGCTCAGAAATGCCGCAAGCCATGTTTTGTTTTTAAACCGCACTCCCCAGTTTACCTTCATGGGATCATCTCCATATTATTTGATATCTATGAAAAAAGCCGCAGCGCGGCTATTGTTTTCCGGGTTTCCCCGTTATGCGTATTTTCTGTACGAGTTCTTAACGTTCTGCTGGTCAATTACCACATAGGCCATGGTCGTATCAATTTTTTCGTGCCCGGCGATTGCTTTGACCTGCTCAATGGGCATACCTCTGTTGACAAGCTCTGTGATCTCTGTTCTCCTAAACTTGTGAGGATGAACATGATCCACGCCTGCTTGCTTGCCGATCCTGTTCAACATGATCCTGACCCCGCCTGGTCTCAGCCGTTCACCAGCCTTTCCGACAAACAGCGCCGGACTGTCATCCTTCCGCTCGTTCAGGTATTTCTGAAGAACCATCCCAGTCACGGCATCCAAGTAAACCGCCCGCTGTTTATTCCCCTTGCCAAGCACAATGCACTCCAGATTCGTGAAGTCGATATCGTCCCTATCCAGGCTTGTCACTTCGCTGATTCTGCATCCGGTCGATTTCAGGAAACTGATGATCGCCTTATCCCGTGTTAATGTGCAGGCGTTCTTCAGCTTTTCGATCTCTACTTCCGTGAAGACTTCCTTGACCTTCTTCTGTACCTTTACCTTTCCGATGTTCCCCATTGGATTTCTCTGGATGATTCCGTCTCGGTGCAGCCAACCGAAATATGCGCTGAACACCCAGCAGTATCCACGAATCGTATTGTCAGCAATTCCACGTTCCTTTTCTTTGGCAAGGTAGGTCCGGATATGATACTGCGTTACATGATGTGATGGAACTTTTACGTATTTAAAGAAGTTCCCAAGGATGTACCTGTACCGTGTAACTGTCTTATCGCTCTTCCCTTCAACATTCATCGCATCCAGGAACGCTTCCAGCATCATATCCTTCCCGGTTTCCTCAATCTCGTATGCTGTGATCTCATAGTTCGCTATCACATCCCGGACCGTACTGAGAACGATCTCCATATTGCTGACGGTCAGCGTATCCTTCAGCTTTTCGTTCAGCGTATCCAGAATCATCTTGTTCGCTACAATCGACATAATAGCACCTCCTGTCATGTCCCTTTCGGGACTATATAATAACATCCCTAAAAGGACTTGACAAGAGGGTTTTTAAAATTTATTATGTCATTCGGGAGGGATACGCATGATTGTCTATCATGACATACTCAAAAAGTTGTCTGACGCGGGGTATTCCAGCTACAAAATCCAGCATCAGAAACTGATCCCGGGAAGCACACTAAACCGCATCCGGCAGAACGAACCAATCAATACAACAACGATTGATACGATCTGCCGGTTATGCAAGTGCCAGCCTAAAGATTTGCTGTCCTGGAAACCGGATGAACGGGAGTGAACCTCCCGCTCTTTTTATTTGTCATCCCGGTTGGAGCAGCACAGGCCCATGATGATCGCACCGAAGAAAGCACCCAGCATAAAAGCCAGGACAAGCAGCCATACGGAGACCATACGCACCACCTCCAGTTAGTCACGGCTACACGTTAAAAGGTCACAATAAGTTACTTCTGGCTGAATTGCGGGCAGCCAGCCAAAGCCGCATGGTAAAGCGTGACTGCTCCTGTAACAGATGGATGCACATTGTCTGTAGACTGCATTCCGTCAAACCATACACCCTGATCTGATGCACCGACAGCTTTCGCAAAATCAATGTATTGATATCCGCTTTCACGAACCCACGCATTTTTCCCTTCGTTGTTGATGGAAGGAACTGTCGGAATCGTTGCGAGAATCGGCGTGATATTATTTTCCTCGCACAGCGCAAGCATGGATTCGATATATCCCAGCCAAGTGCTGTTCGGAGTGGTTCCGCTGTCTCCTCCGTCATTCATTCCCAAGCACCAAACAATATAATCCGGCACTCCGCACTCAATCAGTTTTTCAAGAGAAGCAAACGCACTTGTGGAGTTTTCTCCTGCGTAGCTGTCCATCATGACCCGGCTGTCTTTCTCCCGGTTCACAAGGTAATACGCCCATCTTGCCGTGTTGTATGTTCCAAGGTAGCTGTCACCAAATAGCCAGATCGGACGCTGTGTATTGCATTCTGCGCTGAACTGGACAAAAGATGCAGATCCTTCCATAGACGCATAAGGATAAATCAGTCCGGTCGGACCAATCGAGAATTGGTCAGGAGTCGTATATTCGGTTCCGTTTGTTCCGACCTGCACATAGTACAGGTTCTGATTTGGAGCCGAATAAACATCAATGGAAAGATTGTCTGCAATCGTCAATCCGTGGGCGTATGTCTGCGTATGTGCCGTGTTCCCTCCGTTATAATCGTAAAGATAAACGGAATCGCTTGTTACCTGTGCATAGAATACCGGACGTGTTGCATCCCGGAGTCCTACCGTTACGCTTGTGAAAGACGAAAGATTTACAACAAGGTGCATACATTTCCCTTTTGCGGATGTGGCAAAATCCGTAAAATTCTTTTCTGCGCTGAAGGATGTGTCCGTCAACATGAATACCTTGTTTTTCTTCGGCTTTACGTCAAGGGAATTGATCTGATCTTCCAGATCGTCCAATTTATCCCCAAACCACGCAGGAGGAATGGTTTCCGTCCCTGTTCTTGCTACATTCCCTTTGGATACATAATATTCGGACAGTGGTTTATCTGATGGAAGGTTGTCCGTTCTCAAACTGATGGCGATATATTTGCATCCTGTGTATTGACTTGTATCAATGGATGTTGTCGAATCAATTGCTGTTCCTATAACAGTCTCCCCATCATTCTCTACGGCCAGAACAAACCTTGTTGTGTATGACATCGTATATTTTGATGTGCCATCAACCGGAACGAGCCACGAATTATACGTTGCCGTATCTGATGTTGCAAGTACCAGTTTGCCTGTTTGTGTGCTTTTGTAATAATACTGCGTTTCGCTTGTTGGGGTTAAATCCTCAAGCAGATTGTTGTTGACAACTTCATACCCGTCCTCAAATGCTTCAAGTTCATCCTCAAGATCATCCACTTTGTCTTCCAGAGGATCAAACTTACCATTAAACCATGCGGGATATGTATATGTATTATCTTTTTTTGCCGTACTCCCTTTGGATACACAGTAAGTATCCATATCATATGTGCTGTTATTTACACTGATCGCAAGGAAAGAGCATCCTGTGTATTGGCTTGTATCAATGGAAGTAACATTTTCCGCAACATTCCCGACCGTTGTTACGCCGTCTGATCCAACCGGGTAAATATATCTTGTTTGATATTTAAAAGTATATATGGATGTTCCGTCAACCGGAATAAGCCATGAACTGTATGTTCCTGTAGCAGTAAGCGTCAGGATGTTAGTCCCGGATATTTTTGACCAATACCTTCCTGTTGACAGACAATCTATATTATCCAAAATGTTTGAATGTGTAACTTGATACCCATCTTTCAGATTTTTTAGATCAGCATTGTCCGCTTTTGTTTTTGCGTATGAAGTAACGGTAATTGATCCATCAAAATCAGACGCACTGATAACAGCATTTAGATTGCTTGCGTTTGCAAAATATACATTAAAGAATCCATCCACATAAACACGAATTGTTTCGTTATCTGTGCTGAATGTGTTCCCTTTTTTGATTAGTGTATATGATGTCGTTGTTCCTGCAAACAATGAAGTCGCATGAGTAAATGATCCGGGTTTAACCGTAATAATATCGCCTTTCTTTACTTCGATAAATTCAGACGCTATTATTCGTTTTGTGTTTGCAGAAATCGCAAGCGTATCCTCGCTGTATGATCCGTTTATGAATTTAAAAGCTCTGCGGTAACCGTCCGCATCGCATTTTTCATGTGCATCAATTGCGCTCTTTAAATTTGTAACATCAGAGGACAAAGTAGAATAGTCTTCCGGGATGGATTCAAGTACATCCTCTGCCACACCGGCATAGTATTTCGCGTTGTTCTGATAGTACGGACTGCCGCTGGTCACATCTGTTCCGTTCTGGGAACCGACCGCATACCCTTCCGATTTCAGCGCATTCGTGGAGGCAGAGCTTGCGCTTCCACTGGCAGCATCCGCGCTTCCGCTTGCCGCTGTCGCACTGGAGCTTGCCTGTCCGGCATAGTATTCCGCATTGTTATGATAGTAAGTGCTTCCGCTGGCAACATCTTCCCCGTTCTGCTTGCCAACCGCATAGCCTTCGGATACAAGCGCCTTCGTTCCGGCTGTGCTGGCAGAACCGCTGGCATTGCTCTCGCTGGTCGCCGCCAGTCCGGCCTTCTCAGAAGCCGTAGTCGCAGAGCTTGCCGCCTGTTCGCTATAATACTTTGCGTTATTCGTTGCGCTGGGTGTTCCGCTGGAGCCGCCGGTCGCCCAGGATTCCGCAGCGGCCTGTGCGGTCTCGGCGGCAGTCTTTGCAGATACGGCAGCGTTCTTCGCAGATGTAGCATCACCCTTCGCGCTGTTCGCGGAAGTCGCACTGGAAGCCGCCTGCTGTGCATAGTACGGAGCGTTGTTGTGATAGGCATCGTCTCCGCTGCTCACATCCACGCCGCCACGGGTACCGGCACCATAAGCCTCTGCATCCTCCGCATAGTCCCCGGCCTGGTCAGCATAGTATGCCGCGTTGTTCTCATACTGCGGATCGTCCTCCGTCACGGGTTCCTCGCCTTCGCCGTCAAAGGAACCGGTCGCCCATGCCGCCGCCTGCTCTGCTGAGTCCGCAGAATCATCCGCAGAATTACTGGCCTCACCGGCAAAGTACAGGGAATTATTCTGATAATACGGACTGTCGCTTCCGACATCCACACCGTCCTGTTTGCCCAGGGCATAGCCTTCGCTCTTCAGAACGTTTGCCGCTGTGGTCGCCACATCAGCAGAAGTAGAAGTCACAGCATCGTTCAGGGCTGTAATCGCCTGGGAGATCGCGCTGGCCTGTTCAGGAGTCGGCACATCATCAGAAGGCTTCGCCCGCCGGATGACAGGGATCACGCCCTGAAATTCCGTCTCGCCGTCCAGTTCCGTGTCATGCAGGAACAGCCAGAGATAGACCGGACCGCCGTCCTGAAGACAGACATCCGGGATATCAACGCCAGTGCTTCCACCAATAGAAGTCACCGCGTCACCATGCATCTCATTGGAGAAATGCACTTCATATGCCGCCGGAAGCTCCACATCGGTAAAAACCAGCCTCTGTCCGTAGTCCCACTGATACAGCGGGATTGTCTTGGATACCTTTCCGCGTACCAGCGGCATCTGAATCGAAATCGTGTTCCCTCTCATACTGATCACATCCCTAATACTTTTGTATTGAACGTGCTGGCCTGTGCCGCTGTACCGTTGCTGAAGTTGGAATTCTGCATGACCGTTCCCGCGCTGATGCTCGTCCCGGTCTGGTTAATATCGGAAGCCATGATCTTATTCCCGGCAGTGACCTTCGTGTACGGCAGGTCCTCTGTCTGGAAAACAACCTGGATTCGCATGGAGTAATTTGATCCACCGTTATGCACTTTCACGGAAGCGCCTGTTCCGTTTGACCAACTCAGTGCGGACTTCTTTGAACTCCATGTACCCCATCCGGAAGAACCAAACGTTTCCTTGGCTTTGCCACGCATCTGGATATCGCTTGAATTATTATTGGGGTTCAGTACCTTAAACTGCTTAAACTGCTCTCCTGTCGGAACCGTAAATGTATCCGTTGTGAAGGTATGATCCGTTCCAGCAGCAACCGTCAGCGCACTGCTCTGCCTTGTATAATCATGGGTCGCCATGCGATCACCTCACATAGATCCAGATCCGTCCGTTCACCGGAATCAGCTCCGGGTTCTCCTTTGTGCCACCTTCCCAGTATTCGTACTTCGGAATCTCGCTGACAATCCCGACAATCCTGTCAGGCCATCTGCGGACCTCGCGCCGGGTCATGATATCCACCGTACCGTCAGGAGCGGAGCATACCGCGTCCCCGATCTTGTATTTGGATACATCCTTCGCCGGGATCGCAAGCACCCGTCCGGCAACGGCAATCGGAGTCTTCGCCCTGTCGGTTTCGCCCATGCAGGCACCGAAGGTATCAGAGACAATCCGGCAGGCAGGCATCATCCGCTTGTCGGTGATCTTCATGATTCCTTCTTCCGTCTCCGTCACGCACTTCCCGGGAATGTTCGTGTATGCCCTGCGGCACTCAGCATAGTCATTCCAGACTGCGTTATAGACCCTGCTGCCGTAGATATATCCAGCAACTCCCAGACCACCAGCAACCTTCAAAGCGCCAGTCGCTGTACTTGAGGATGCTGTTGCGTTTGTAATATTAACCGTTCCGCTAAAAGTTGTATTCCCAGTGAAGGTTTTCGCTCCGGCAAATGTCTGCGCTTCCGTAGACACCACGCCACTGTCTGTAGCACTTGCATTCCGTACTGTCCGCTTCGTTACGTTGTACAGATTGCCATTTGCGTTCTGGTAAATATTGCCAATAAACTGGATTCCGGAACCTTCAGCACTTGGATCACTGAAAGGGGTCTGCTTAATTTTCACGCCGCTGTCAATCGCATCCATGTTGGCATTGAACGTACTGATTGCGATAGAGTCACTGCCATCCGGCTTGACCAGTTCAAGATTGGTAGTTACTGACATATCATCACCCGTCCCTTTTACTTGCACCAGATCACATTGACCTGTACGCTTGTATTGTCCGCAGGCTTCTGGCCTGTATCATCCCTCACATAGACAATCACGCTGCCGTTTGATCCTGCCGAAGGAGTGTAAATATAATTGTTATGCTGCGCTCCGGATGCGTAGAAACCGCTGATCACAACATTATTGGTCGGCACATCCGTAGCAGACAGCGTAAAGTATCCATTGTCCACCGTCTTCGTGAACCGGGCGGAGCCGAATTTCCCGGAGACATCCGTGATGGCCTCTGCAACAGTAGTGCTGTCATCCCGGCTCATCGGGATATCGGTCGCCCTGAACCGCCGGAAGATATCATCAAAGACCCGCTCAATCTGCATGACCAGCGCCCGTGCCTGTCCTGTCCATCCATTGGGGACCCGGAGCGGCTCATGCTGCGGAATCATGTTTCGTTTCTCGCTCATACGCCACCTCAGTCAGGGTCCGTCTCCACCACAAGCTGTATCCCGCCGACCAGCCGCCAAGGCGCGGTCACACCGGAGGCCGTCTCAATCATGATCCTGAACTTCCGGCCTGAACCGCCAAAGTGCAGCTTCTTCATCCGATGCTCTTTCGGCACGGCCTTCTGCTTCTCCGTCAGCGGCTGACAGACATAGGTCTTCGTCTTTCTCTTCTTCTCCGTCTGAATACTGATCGTGAACGTGACCGGCGTATCCTGAACCTCCGGAGTGAAGTACAGGTCAAAACCGCCCTTCTGGATTCTCTTGTATCCAAAGTCCATCCACGGCGTAATCCATTTGGTCGCCGCTCCGCTTGCCGCGCCCAGCGTCCAGGAATCGTACTTCACCTGGGCAATCCTTCCCGGGATGTTTGCGATGGTCGCGTAAAGCTCATCGTTCGCAGGAAGGAAGCTCTCAATCTTCGTGCCGGGATAGAACAGGATGGAACCCTCGTTCAGGTCATAGACCAGCATCGCGTTGTTCGTCTCGCTGTCCCCCGTGGGGAAGGCCAGGTAATACTTCCGGTCATACAGCGCAGCGCTCATCTGGTTCAGAGCGTTCAGGTTCACCGTCTTCCAGAGCTGCTCTATCTGTTCCTTGCCGTATGGCGTGGTGTTCATGCCGTCATAGACGGTCACCCCGTCCTTCCCAGCCATGAAGCAGCGCTCCCCGTATACCGCGATGGTACTGAAATATTCCGTACCGGAACCGTACTGCTCATGGAAGGTATACTCACCGGGGCTGACACCCATCACACGCCAGATCTTGTTTTTCTTGAAGGCCAGAAGCTGATCACCGAATCGCTTCAGCGCATAGAACTGATCGCCGTCCCAGCTCGGCTGATGGACTTCACCGGCGCTGTTCTCAGGGATGTCATCGTCCTGCGTCCAATCGTTCGGATCGTATGCTTTGGAGTAGTACAGCGCATCCGGCTCTCCGGGAACACCGCATCCCCAGATACGCTCGGCATAGCGTTCGATCACCGCGAACTTCTTCTGTGGCTCGTCATCGTCTTCCGGATCGGTCCGGGTCTCTACGAATTGCGTGGTCCAGGTCGGTTCATGCAGCTCGTCCCAGGTATATGATGCAGCCTGCGTCCAGGTCATGGTCGATACATCGTTCCATGTCCTCGGTCTGTCCGGCGGAACCACCATGATCATCCCGTCCTGGGAATTGCTCATCAGCAGAACATCCACCGTCTTCTGGACGGTCTCGCCGCCTTCGTCATACTCCACCGGGATCTCGTAGGTCACCCAACTCCACAGGTTACTCAAGAAAGCGTCCTGCCCTTCCGGCATGTCAGCGGGAAGCTGAATCTGTACCCAGTCGCCTTCATAGCCTTCCTGCCGCTGATAGAGCTTTCCACCGGCAGCGCATACATACCAGTTTTTGCTGCCCTGTCCGTCATACCATCTGCGGTGAAGCACAGCCAGCGTTTCCACGCGGTTGTCCTCAAACGAGCCGTTCATCAGCGACAGAGCGGCCTGCGGCTGAAGCACACCGTGAAGCGTTTCCACGTTCTCTGCCTCCGCCGCAAACCGGATATCAGGATTCAACCCAATGTCCGCCTGGTTGAGGCCACGGAACTCCCGCAGCCAGACATCCGCGTCATAGGCATGCAGGCTGAAATAAGACATGCTCCATCACCTCACCGTGGGATATTGATAAAGTGTTTATATTGCTTGCTTGTGCCATCCTCGTTCAGTCCGGCAGCGCCGCCCTCATCGGACAGCTTTGCCAGCACTTCCATGAAAGCGGACCGGAAGGCCATGCCCCGGTTCTGCTTCTGCGGATTGCCGTTCCGGTATACCAGCCATGTCGCCCAGTCGCACAGCGCTCTGTGTGTCCATTCCGGCAGGATCGGCTCATCCGTTTCATACTCCAGGCGCTCATACTCGCCGTTCGGAAGATGGCTTTTCGTCCAGACCTTCACCAGCCGGTCATAACCGTCATTGATGTAATCCACAAGGTGAGGCAGGTAATCATCTACATCGTCCTCATCGTTGTTCGTCTGGAACATGACCTGGTTCTTGATCTCGGCTAATGTCATGGTCTGTCACCTCACAATTTCGGATACCGTTCCTTCAGCACAATAAAGACCGGTACAGGGACCTCCACCGGTTCGCCGCGCAGGACGCGGTAATGCGTTACCTTTTCTTCGTTGGCAATCGTCACATGCTCGTACTGGTCCACCTTCATCCCGCCGTCATTCTCCAGCGCCGGGAGGAATACCGTGACATACGGGCCGGTATAATCTGGTTTCTTTTCTTCGATCTTGATCGTCAGGTCATCCAGGATCGGTTCCTGGACTTCAGGGGTTTTCGTAGCCATGTTCAGGCTCCTTTCTGTTTACGAGTCGCTGCTACTGGCAGTGGTAGTATCGTTGTCCACCAGCATTGCCAGGGAAACGGAGATATCCGTCAGCAGGGTCGCGGTAATCTGAGGCCATGCCTCGTCTCCGTACTTCTTGATGGTCGCCGCCAGGTTCGCTTCGACCGTCTGTTCACGAGTAGGGGTAGGATCAGACATGAAAATCACTCCTTGTAAAAAAGTGTGACCGCCCACCACCATATGGACGGTCACCGAAAGGAAGGGAAGGGAACCGGCGGAGGTGTTACCGGTTCCCGGGGGAAATCAATTACGCGGATACCGCATGCTCCAGACGGACAATGAAGTCATCCTGGAGTACCGCGCAGGCGAAGAAGGGAACCTTCCACGCAATCGTTCCGCGCTGGTTCAGCGGGTCATCAGAACCGGAAGAACCCAGAGGCTTCACGATGATCTGAATGTTCGGCTTGCCCTTGCCGCCCAGCTTCACCATACCGAAGGCATCCTGCCCGTAGATGATGGAAGCATGAACCGGGACGCTGTTGCCGCCGCCGGTCGGAACGATCTTGCAGGTATTGCTGGTAGTCCAGTTGTCGGTCACGCTGGAAGCGGGCTGCCAACGGAACTGAACCTTCGTCTGATTCGCAGTACCGGACGGATAGATGCGCTCAATGCACATCAGGGTCTTGTAGGTGCTGCTGTACTGCACATACACGAGTTTGCCGGTCAGTTCACGGGCGACATCCTCGGTCATGGTCGCAGTAACGGTCATCATCCGGTTCGTCCGGTCATAGGTGCCGTACATCGTCAGGTCAGCAGTGGTGTCATACAGATAGCTCTCAGTGTCGAACACCTTGCCGTTGTCCACCTCAAAGAACTTGACCTTGTAGATGGTGCCAAGCTCAAACTTCTGGACGCGGGTATCGTTCTGATACTGGGCGACATTGATCCAGTGCGTATCCTGGCTCAGATCGTAATAGGTCTCGTGGTCGATCTTCGCATGGAAGAAACCATCGGCAAAGGGCTGCGCTCCGGCTTTCTTCAGGTTCCGGACGGCCTTCTTCACCATGGTATAGGTGATCACATCCGTGGAGCTGACGGAAGCGCGGGCGGAAATTGTCCCGGGGAACATCACGTTCAGACCGGCACAGATCGCGTCACGGCCCACCGTGTCAATGGACAGAGCAGCCTGACGATTCAGACGGTCGGACATCGCCACGGTCTTCTCGTCAATATGCCACAGGTCAATTTCATCGGTGTAGTCCATGTATCCGCCATACTGCTTGGTCATGACGGTGAAGGCCGTCTCTTCCAGCTTCTGGCTGGACGGGGTAACGCCCTCATACAGGGGCTTGGTGATCGCGGGCAGCTCGGTGTAGCGGAAGAACCGCACATGCTTGCTGCCGCTGTTCTTGGGCTGGTCAATGAGCTGTGCGTCATTCAGGTAGCCCAGGGTCGGTTCAACATTTCTCAGCGCCCTCTTCTGAAGGAAGGCCTCCAGCACAGTCGGGGCGATTTCGGGATTATAGCTGTAGTTCGTAGGCATGGTCACACTCTCCTTATCTCAGTGAGTACCGCGCCCCCTCCTTGATCCGTTTTTCCAGACGGTCAAACTGTTCATCGCTCATATTGTCGAAGACAGTCGGCGTTCGGTTGCTGGCTCCGTTCGGGGAGCGCATGGGAGCGGGAGGCTTCTTTGCCTTCGGCTGTTTCATGTACTCAGCCACATCGTAGAAGTCCATCTCGCCACTTTTGACTTTCTCGTTGATTTCTTTGTTGTTCTTGAACTCGGCAATGACATCCGGCCCGCCCTTTGCTTTGATCGCATCGGCCTGATGTGCAAGCATGTTCACCCGCACGGAAAGTGTGGGGTCCTCCTTCGGTGCAAACTGTCCGTTTGCGTTCCGGGGCTGCTCCTGTTCATCGGAACCGGTCTGCGCTGCGGGCATTCCCTGCTTCAAACGCAGGTATTCCTTTGCGCGGTCAAGGGACTTGAACTCTCCCTGCCTGACAAGCTCCTTCGCTTCATCGGTCAGCAGTTTCTCCCGGATAGGAGCCATCTGCTCTTCAAACTCGGCCTTCTGCTTCGCAAGCGCTTCGGCAACCGCCTTGTTCACTGCCTTGTCCACCCGCTTCTTGATCCATCCAGGTTCAGAGGCCTGCTGCTCCTGGGGCTGTTCTGCGGGTTCCTCGTCTCCCTTGGGTTCCTCTTCGGTCCCCATCAGGGATTCAAGGCTCTCTTCGGACTCGTCCGGTACCTCCTCGATACTTTCAGGAAGCGTGTCGTCCGCTTCCGTATCGGGGGCTTCATTTTCGACCATGGTCTCGTCAAGATCCATTTAGAATCTCCTTTCATCCATCCGTGAAAACGCGGCGTGGAAGATAATATGCAAAACCCCCGTGAAAACGCGGGGGCCTTGTCTCTGTTATACCGGCAGCGCCTGTCCGGTCTGCTGCCCGAAATTGTTGGTAGCGCCACCTACAATCGCGCTCTGCCCTTCTGCCTGTCCCAGCGGCTGCTGGCCTTTTCGGGCACTCATCTGGGCAAGAGCGTTCGTGGTCTGACTAACCGTCTTCTTCAGGTTCTGGTTCTCGTTCTGCATCTGTTCCATCTGCTGGCCCATCTGCTCAAGCTGCTGCTGCATGGCCTGCATCTGTTCCTGATAATGCTCGTTCGCCTTGATGATCGGCAGGATCTTGTCCTTGCCGTCCAGGTTCAGGATATTGAACAGCGCAGAAAGCGGGAAGAACTGCTGTGCCTGCGCGGACATCGTGTACGCTTCCATGAACATCTGGTTCTGGTTCGCAATCCGCTGCGGGTCACGGCTGGATACTTCGATCTGCACGGTGTACGGCGGAGGATTCACAGCACCCTTCGTCTTCTTGCCGAAGAGTTTCTTTGTATCCACCTGTACCGCGTTCGGCCTGCCGGTAATCATCATGACCCGGTCATCATCGTAGAACTGAGCCATCAGCCAGATGATCTGTTCGACAATCCGCTTGAAGCCGTACTTGAGCTGCTCGGTCCGCATGGAAGCAACCTTGCCGCCTGCCTGAATCAGGCTGTTGATGGCCTTTCCGCTCACAATACCGCCCGTGGTCTCGCCCCGGGTGAACTGGTTCGCGCCGCTGTCCTGCTTCAGGTCCGTCTGCATCTGTAGCATGGCCTGATTGATCGTGCCGTTGAAAGGCTGCGTCTGAAGCCATTGCAGGTTATCAGGCGTGATATTGTCGCCTTCAATGATGTCCGTGGACCAGTCGGAAAGAGCATCCTTGTCGATCCCGGAACCGCGCCGGATCAGCAGCCGGCCCTTGGAGGCCATCCGCAGGTTCATGTCAACGTAGCTGGCATAGCGGTTGATGTACCGCATCATCGGGGCAAGCTCCCGGACCAGACCATCACCGGCAAGGCTACCCTCAATATGATCATGAACATCGATCACGAATGGGTACATGCCGTGAGCGTACACATCCCGGTCAACAGACAGCAGTGCGTTCCCGGCGGCATACGCGACATTCACGGTATAGCGCCGTGTCTTCGCGTTGTACTCCCGCCACCAGTATTCGATCATCAGCGCACGTTTCTCATCGCTGGCGTGGTCCGCTTCTTCCTGTCCGACCGTCATGCCGACATTGTTGTGTGTGCCGTCATCACAGCCGACATACTTCCCTTCCTCCGGGTAATGCTCCCGGTACCAGGAAAGCGGATGCCAGGAAACCTTCATCACAGCGCGGCAGTCCTGTATGTCCTCTGCGGTCGGGTCCCACAGGAAGGCTTCCAGAGGCCAGCGGATCAGCGCAATCTCGCCCTTGCCGTAGTTCATATTCTCGTCCCAGGCAACCTGCGTGACCGCTGTTCCGGGGCCGTAGAAGTCCTCACAGCGCCTGTAGTGCATCTGCTCAAAGTCATTCGCGCAGTACACAACGTAATGCACCATGTCCTGAAGGTCATCAGCGGCTTCCTGCATATCCGCCGTCTCAGGCAGAAGTTTCGCTTCGGGCATGGACAACATCTGATCGGCAACCACGTTGTTGATCGTACTCTTCAGCGTCTGAAGCTGAAGCGTTTTCTTGCCGTTGCGCTGGATCGTCTCAGGATCGTCCTGGTCAGGATCGTCCATGTGCATGATCCGCCGGATGTCCTTGGCCTTCTCATGGTACGGCCTGTTGACCTGCTCAAAGATGTCAAGCCGGTCATAGATCCTGTCCAGCAGTTCCTGCTCTTCATTGCTCAACGGCTGATCGTCAAGGATCTGTGTGTACTCCAGCTGCTGTTCTATATCTTTGTTGGTCATACTGTTCACCTCTACCATCTTGGAAAAAATGCACACTATTTTCCAGGTTCCTGCATTTTTTCTGCAAATACTTGGAAAATAATGTGCGTTTCTGCATCTATCAGGAGAGCGCGGCGGGAAGGGAAAAACAGGAGGCTCTCCTTTCAAAATATTTTTGCACGTTGCCCACCGCGCTACTCGTCAAAGGGAGAGAAGGGTTTGTACACCGGCGGAGGCCGCTTAGTCGGCGTGACCGGGTGATCCATCAGAAAATACCGGGTAGCATCGTAGTCATGATCTTCCGCGTCAGTCGAAACGTCCTCGGGCTTCTTCTCGCTGTAGGGAAGAGTCGGTACCGTGCGTATCCAGTTCGGGCAGGTATTGAAGATGTACAGCATCGGACGACCCGTCTCGTCAAACCGGAGACGTTCGTGAAGCTGCATCTTCCCGGCAAGCCGCGCATGGTCGCCTTTGTTGAATACCACGCCCTGCCTGCGGCCCATGTACCCCGGAGCCATCTGATCGGCAACACTGTCGCCCCGGGACTTGTCAAAGATCGCCGGGTCGGCAACACGCAGGATGTTCAGGTTGTTCTTCCGCTCGTACTCTTCCCTCTCCAGGATACCGTCAGCAATCTGAATCGGTGTCATCTCAAGGCCGACATTCGCCTGCCGTGGTTTCACACCGGGCCACTCGCGGTACAGATAAGCCCGCCCGGAGAAGTCCATGGTGAACCATAACGCGGAAAACGGACGGCTGAAACCGTGGTCGAACGCGAAGAACCGGGGCCAGTCAAGCGGAATATCGAACGGGGCAATCACATGCGTCCACTGCCGATCCAGGTAATGAGCTGGGTCATTCTTGAACTCCTTGAAGACCTGCCCCTCAAAGCTATCCCAATCACCGTTCAGCAGCGCCCGTCTCAGCGCCTCCGGTTTCTGCTCCAGTTCAAAAATGTAATCGTCAGTGATGAACGGGTTCTCCATTGCCAGCGCGGGAATGTATTGGGTCCTAATCTTCTTTGACTTGTGCAAGGTCTCGCTGAAGATCTCCTGCTCCTGGATGGACATGTACGGCCCTGCGTCCACGAACATCTTCTTGACCCAGCCATGCCCGATGTTACCAGGGTTGGAAGCACTGCGGACAATAGGCACCACTCCCAGGGACTTCTTCGCCCGCAACCGCGTCTTGATGAAGTCATATACCACCTGCTCAAAGGATGTCAGCTCGTCAAAGTAAAGGAATTGGATTTCGATACCGCTGTACTTGAACCGGTCGGCCTCGTTCTCAC